ATCCCCTCCATTTACGAAGAGAGCGTGTGTGGCAGTATCACCTTCCACTCTGAAATCTAAATTACTTCCACCCTCGTTAATTACGACCCCACCGTTAAGCTGAACAGCATTTGTAGTGGTAGCACCACGATCAGTGACCGTTTGTAAAGTATCAGCTTCCGCTGTAAGGACAGGAACACCACTCACATGCAGTCCTTGTCCAAAATATCCAGTCGTAGGAACATAAACGCCACTAGCAAAATCTAAAGTAGCCGTATGCATTCCGCTAGAAGCATGGACTCTATCTTGCCCGTCTGCTAAAACTGTCGCTCCAGTGTGAGCTACTGGTATCTCTACTTTGTTTCCTAAAGCAACAGCATAGTCTCCACTAACTTTAGAAGCTTCTCCTGGGCCTACAAGCGCAAAATGACCTGACGATTCGGTAAACCAACCACCAAGAGTAACAGAATCATTTCCATAATTTTTATTTCCTTCTCCACCTAATACAGAACTAAATGTCCCATGAATTTCATTCTCTTCTCCACCTCCGATAAAAGAGTAACCATTGCCTCCTGAAATGAAGTTTAGATCACCTCCAACTATAGCGGATACAGGATCATGAATCTCATTCCCTTCACCACCACCGATAAAACTAGATGGGGCATCTTCTATTTTGTTGTTTAATCCTCCCCCAATTACGGATAGATTAGAGTCTAATATATCATTATTTTTTCCTCCTACGCTTGAAGAATATTGACTACCTGTAATATCTATTCCTGATCCACCTCCGACAAAGTTAAATCCTAAAAGACTACCTGATATTTTATTTTTAGCGCCACCAACTAAAGTATTAAAGTGTCCACTAATAGCATTTCCTGTTCCCCCAAGAACAGCAGATCCTGTAGCTGGAGAAGCTCCAATAATTTGAGCAGACGCTCCAATGGCTACTGCTTGATCTGGGAACAAAACAAAAGTGTTACTATGTGCTGATTTAATCGATTCTACGTCTGCTCCAAGAAGCAAACCCTCTGGGGAATCCGTAGAGTAACTAATTGATTTATCAGTGTCTCCATTGAAGATAATTTTCGATCCATTGAAATTAACATCAGTAGTTGTAGCATTACCTCTATCTACAACATCTTGCAGAGTATCAGAGCCGCCACCTCCTGCTGCGTCACCAGAAAGAAGGTAAGGTATACCTGTAGGACCAGTTAATCTACCCGCTTCTCCCGTTCCTAATGCATTTCCACTAACATTTAAATTACCACCGTCTGTGTCATCTCCTTCTAATCCCCCTTCGATTGTAAAATCTCCGACAAGGGTTTGATCTCCTTGATTATAAAGATTTAAATCTGGCCCTTCTATTTCTGGCTCAAGGGTAAATGGTCCTACAGTAAATAATTCTTCTTTAAACCCTACATCACTATTAGCAGCTAGTTTGAAAAATAAACTTTGTCCCTCTGGGATTCCATCGTTAGCTGTTATTCTAATTTTTTGCCCCTGTTGCACAGAGTTGAGAGGGAAGTTACCTACTAAAGAACTTCTATTGGTGGTGAAGTCTTCGGTGGTCCCATGAAATAAAGTAAGGTCTCCTAAATTTGTGAAATTTGGAGATTCATTAAAACCTAAATCGAATTCAATAAACCCAGTGACACCTGAATTATTTATAAGTTGATTGTTGAAATACTTAGCGGCGTTGCTTGCTTCAGCATCGCTCATAGATCCAGTATTAGTAGGTGGGTTATGATTTGAATAGTTTTCATTCAAAACTGTTTGCCCAGAAGATCTTACAAAAACTTTATCAAAAGTGGCTGTATTGGCATATAAGTAAAACTCGCTAGTATGAACCCCTCCATCTTGGTTTACTACTTCATTCCTGATCGCAAAGTTCCTAGTAAAAACCCCGAATACATCTATGTTCTGTGATTGAGAAAAAGTAAAAGTAGAGTCTCCACCGATTCTATAATTTGGAAATTTTACATTTCCCAATTCATCTAAAATACTAATTCTTTGTCCACTAACAAATGGATCAGCGGCTATTTCTGCTGCTGAAATTAATTTTTCTCCATTCCTGTTTAAGATATTAAACTGTAAAGATACATCAGCTCCTTCAGTGTAAACTCCGCTTCCAGTTGTGATTTTCGTTAAGTCTGTAGAGTCAGCGGTAAAAGAGGTTTCGAACTCATGGATTTTGTTTGTTACAAAAGATCCTTCATAGTATCCACGTAGGCTGATATCTCCAGCAGTAGTTCCGATGCCTATTTTCCCCGTTTCGGAATCAATAGTACCTTTATAAGCAGCCATTAAAGCTCCTGTATAAGTGACTCCTTTTTCAAAGATATATGGAACATTTGTTCCTATTCCCATATATCCATCAGCTTCTGCTCTTAAATCTCCATTTGGAGTTGCTGTGCCTCCAATGCTTGTAACTGATCCTGTAATAAAATGAGTGCTGCCAATTCCAATGCTTTGTGGAATTGTCTGAAATGTTCCTACTCCTATAGTATTTATAAACTCTACATCATTCCATCCTGAAGCTACAGCTTTAGCATGTAAGTAACCTCCTACTCCAGTAGCTCCTGTAGCAAATTCTCTAGCTTGTTTAGCATAAACATGCGCTCCATCAAACTTACTTAATTTTAAAATTGTATATCCTGTTTCGTTCATTAGAGAATAGTTATTTTATCTAAAAATGATTTAGAAAATGTTAAGGTTTCTTCATAAAGAACAAATATTCCAGATGAAGCATAGTCAGAATCAAAATAAGCATCACCTGCACTACCAGCTCTATTCCCTAAAGCATTTACTTTAAAATTAAATACACCCACTTGGTTTAGACCTGTAAATTCACCTGTTGTTTGTGTACTAGGAACTGATTCTGTTACTGATTGTCCATTAGGTAAATCTAATATCATATTATAACCTGTGCTATCTGTCACAGCGTTCCATCTTCCTGATAAACTAAATGTTTTGCTAACAGCGTTAGGAATTCCTGTTTGAACAACATCGATAGTAGGAGCTTCTAATGTTTTATATGTAACTCCGTTGACTGTTTGAGCTACTTGATAACTAAAAGTATTTGCTTGATTTTCAATACTTATGTTATTATCGATTAAATTAAATTTACCCGTATCATATTTAGTAGCAGTGACTAAATACTCATTAGTATTTTCCTCCTTCAAAGAAATTACTTTGTAGAAAAATGGGCTTGCATTTTTAATTTCAAATTTAGCAGTGCTGCCTAATTTAAGTAAAGGTAATATACTTGGATTGTCGAAACCAGAAACTTCCGAACCGTAATCTTTGTCTACAATCGATCCTGTGACATTTAAAATAGATATTTGATTTGGACTTGTTACAGAAAGTTCAGATTCATTTATACCTCTTGTAGAAGTTTCAAGAGAAGTTATACCGCTAAAGAAGGTAGATGCTCCTCTCGTCCTAGCTGGCATATTGTAAACAGCTATTTTACCAGTATTAAAATCAGATAATGTTTGAGTGCCAGTCCATTCAGATATTAAATCACCAGATCTTAAATCAATAGCGCTTTTATTACCTTCTCCTGTTCCAGAGGCTAAAATCCAACCAGTGACACCAGTGTCAAAGTAAACCATTCTGCCACTTTCGGGTAGACCTGTATAAGCTGCATATTGTTGGAATCTTTTTTCATTATCTCCAGTTGCTTCAGAGTATCCTTGAGTATAACCTGAAAAAGAATATTCCCCCGTGTATTTATGCCAGCTATCAGTAGCTAAACCTGTTACTGTAAAACCATCATATCTTTGTCTATTTAAATTAGCTGTCTGGTTTATTTCTGAAATAGAATCAACTCCCGTGGGATTATAAACACTTAATACTCCATTTGTCTTAACTGAATCAAATTTATTTGTTAATCTAATTATTTGCTTTTCTGAATCAACAGATAATATCTTTCCAAAATTTGCTATGTTAGTTTTTAATTCATCTTCTATTATAACAAGATCTCCAGGTTTACATAATAAACTTTCTAAACCTGCGGTAAAGGCGACTTGTTGGTTTTCTTTTAATTTAGAAAATATTTGATGTTGCGCGACTCTTCGAGCCATTGCTCTAGATGTAATCCCAATTCCTTCTATTTTTTTCTTAAATATACCTCTTTCTTTAATGTCTTCTTCATCTTCGACTACCTCGATTTTTGGTGAAAAATTATCAAATCTATCTCTATATCCTACCTCTATACAATTAAATTGTTGATCTCTGTTATTGTTTGAGTAAAAGAAAAGTCCATCTTTTACACTTTCGTTTGTGAACAAATTAACTGCTCCTCTAGGTCTATCATCTATAAAATTAATTTCTGAATTACTAAAAAAAGTTCTACCTCTAAATAAAGCTGCAATAGTGTTTATAGCGTCAAAAATCTTTTGTCCTTTATCAAAGACAATATTGCAAGAAAATCTAGGTTCCTTACCCCCTCTTCCATCGGTTACTCCCTCAAAATATCCATTTTCGTCTACAGCATCACAAAATCTTCCTATTTTATATAGCTGCCACTTATTAATAGTGTCGCTATTTATATGAGAACCCATCCCATATCTAGAACTTGTTAGTAAATCATATAAAATCCAAGCGGGGTTATCTGTCCACATTAACTCTTCGTGGAAAGATCCATCCCAGTCACCTCTATATATTAATTTATCTGGCTTGCTTGTGTTATCGAAAATTTCTTTATTGGCATAATATCTCTTGTCTATGCCGTTTTTAGTAGGAAAGTAGTTGCTTGGAATTTTTACCTTTTTTAGCTTACAGTCAAAACTTCTTCTAGGGATACTACCAAAAGCTCTTGAGTCTAATTTTGTGCCTACTATAGCAGAAAAAGGATAAGGTAAATTAACTTTAATTATTTCTGTTACCTTATTTACAGAAACTACTTTAGACAACAAAACAGAATTTGTTTCGTAGGAAAGCTTAGTAATTCTTACATACCTTTTTTCATTAGAATCTTCTTCTAAAGTCCCAGCCTCTATACCCACTTCACCATCAGCACTTAAAACCTCTTGATTCGTACCTTTAAGTGGTGGTAATTCAAAAGGTCTAGACAAATAATCAAAATCATCATCTGCACCATCAAGTTGGACTATGAATTCTCTGCCAGAAGTTGCTTTATAATCAGGGTTACCTATATCAATTAAGGTGTTTGATTCTATGAGAGCTACAATGCGATATGTATACTCTCTGTATTTTTTTAAACCCTCATCACTAAGTATTGTCCCTGTTTCTACGCTTATATTCAAAACAGTTGGGAAATTAGTACCTATAGATAAATCTGCTTCATCTCTTCCTGTTAATACATCATTAACATCTTTAATTAGAGTATCTTTTAAAGATGATATATTTAAAGTAACAAATACTTCTTCTACATTAGGATTGTATATTGTATGTAAAACAGGTATTGCTTCTTCATCAAAATTTGCAAATGAATTCTCTCCCCAATTTGAATAATTCCTTTGTATGTTTCGAGCGTCTCTTCTCTCATCATCACTACCCTCATTTAAAGGTAAACCTTCTATTATATCTGTATTGAAATTTGCGGCTGCTTCTCCAAGAACCGCTGATCTAGTTAACATTTCCCCATTAGGCATAATCCTTTGAGGGGCATTTATTTGATCACGGACTGCGTTTGAGTTTCCATTAGCTCTTGCAGTTCCAAAAGGACCAAAAAGTTCTCTATCATATACTTGATCGATAAAAACTTTATTAAAAAATGTAAATGGGTCTTGGTCCTCATTTCCTTGTTTAAATTCAGCTAATACATTACTGTAATTGTATTTTAAATTAATTTTATTAAAATTATTAACGGTAGAATCAGTCTGAATAACATCTTGATTTAAATTAATACTTTTTACATACTTAAAAGAATTTAAATCACTTAATTCTTCGATTACATTACTAGGTATTTTATAAGTGGTGTCGGTGGTCGTGAATCTGGTATCGTCAAAAAACGGACCTGAACGTGTAACTGACTCTCCTCCTATAACATGGTCTTCGATTGGTATCTCAAAAATCAAAAATCCATGCATAGTCCCAGTTAAAGTGCCATTAGCATCAATTTCAGGGCATGTTACATCTGTGACTCTGATACCAGCATTTCTCATTCTTGCTATTAAGTTTAGACCGTTTAGTGATCCAACTGGTAAAGTAGTCATGTTAAATAATTCATCTCCGTCTACAATAGACTTATCTAAATTAGTATTTGAATCTTCTACTTTTACTATAACAACCCCTCCATAAAACGTTGAATTCAAGTATCTTTGAAGCAAATCAATCCCCCGAAATTCTGACTCATTAAAATTTAATCGCTCTAAAGTTCTTAAAGCTAAGTCTCTTTGCTTTATATTCCCTCCTTCCTGATTATTACTAACAAACAAATTATAAATATTGTTTATTTCATCAACAACTGCTTCAGTAATTTCTCTGTTGTTTTCATCAAAAATACCAAGAGCTGGTTGGAAGGAAAAAAGAAATTTAGAAGTAGAGATAGTTGAATCTGTCCATAGCAGACTATCTAATGTGCCTTTAGGTCTAGCTTCATCTCTGAAAGCCGCATTAGAGTCATTGTAGCCTAATTGCCTTTCTCCATTTAAATGCCATTGAAAAACTTTAGCTCCATCAGCTCCTCTGTATTTTACATAACCTCTAATACATAGAAAATAATGAGCGCTATTTAAGGGAGGGGTTTGTGAGGGGGTGTTGAGAAAACCTCCGAATGGTGATGGCCTAACTCTCTCAACTAGAAAAACCATAGCTACATCTGGTACAGAGGAAGCTTCATGTGGGTCAATTCCTCCAGCAGTGCTAGAATTAAGAGCTGTTATCCTTCCATCAGAGCTACGCCTAAAAGAATCTTGCAATTCTTGGAAAAACTTTCTACAAAATGTTACTCCTTTGGTGCTATCTAACTCCATATTAAGAGTTAATGCAGTTTCTGTTTCTAAATCAGTTAGCTGGTTTTCATTATTATTGGGATCATTAGTCACTGCTACAGCAGTGTCATCTAAATAGATACCTTGTAACATTTCTAGGCCATCGACGATTCTTCCTTTTGAGTTGACTATCCCTTCAATGGGGCCGTCACTAATTAAATCTAGCGTCTCTGCGTAACTAAATGAAGCCCCGTATTGCAACTCGCCCATTACAGGAGGTTTGTAAATGGGTGGTTTAGGTTTTTTACTACCTCCACCTCCAGCGATGCTAATTTTTTTGAGTAAATGTTTCATTATGTCGGGTTTACTCTATTCCCTATAAAAGTAGGATTATCAGCTTTGAAATATTTTTGTGACTTCGTATTCGCCAGAGACTCTTGTGGGCTTTGGTGTTGAGGAAATGATTTAATTGTGGCTTGTATGACTTGAGAGCCAACTTTTAATCTGCCATATCCAACAGGGACTGGAGTTCCTTGACTTGCTACGTTTACTGTGTTAGAAAATATTAAAGAAGTTTTAGAAGCATCTGCCTCAATTTCTAAAGCCTCCATTTCAGGTTTTGGAGTCAAGGCATAAGAAATAGCAGCAAATATGACTGCGACCGCTAAATTAGCTAAAAGAGTTCCTGATCCTAAAAAAGCAAACACGGGCGCGAGAAATCCTGCTCCAGTGATAGCTGGCACTAAATCTATAGTTTTTGGATTCTTAAATCCATCCATCTCTTCTCCAGAAGAAATCCTCTTCTTGTCTACAATTATGTCGTAACAAAGACCCTCTTTATGTAATTGTATGATCCTTGCTATAAATCCAGATCTATTACAGTCTATGGCTTCTAAAACGTCTTTTGGGTTTGGTAGACTCAACTTAAAGTTGTCTCCATATTCCCTAGCTAAAATTCCGTGTAAATATACTTCTGTCATGCTACTGCCTTAATCCTTTCTAGTATATTTACATCAGCTTCTATAGTTTCGGGCGTATAAATATTTATTTTTTTTGTGTTTAAACTGTAAATTAAAAATGGCTGGCAACAATTATCAGACATTTTGACATCAAATTCTGATTCTGTTTCATCTCCTAATATATGACTGTGAAAAACAGCCACCATTTCATAAGAATCTTTAAATAAAAGATAGCTCAAAGGATTGATTAGGAAATACGATCTAGGATCTTCAGAAGCGTTGTCTTCTAATTGAATGACAAATTCTTTATTTTCTTGGTCATATCCAAGAAATCCACATATTTCTTTAGTGAAATACTTGTGAGCTATTTCCTTTATCTTGTGAAGAGCTGAAATTTCTCCTTTACATTTGTGCATTTCTAGCATAACTAAATCCGTCAGTTCCTGGGAATCCACCAAATTTTGGATATTTAGGTGTTGGGTTTGGCAAAAGTGTTTGTGGCGCTTCTTGGTAGGGTTCTTTAATAGATTTGAATTCTCCACTCCCTGTTAAATGATAAGGTCCGACAGTATGTATATCCAGCATCCCTGTCACATCATCAGCAGGATCACCAATGTAGCCCGTGGTTGCATCCCACCAAGCTACCAATCCATCTCCAGTCACTCCGCTATATGTTCCTGTACATTCGTAATAAGGTCTAGGAGCGAAATCAAAATTATTTGTGGCCTCATTTGGAGTTCTTATTTGTTTATATAAAAATGTTATCTCTTCTTCATTAATGGCTCTGTTCCAAACAGCCCACGGACCTATACATCCGTTTATTGAAGTTGTGCGAGGTGTTGTAACACCTCCAAATCTAGTATCGTAACCCAATCTTCCTGGATAATATTCAACAGCCCCTAACATAAATGTTTGAGGTAATGCTGGCAAGTTAGAGGGTTGATTAGTCAAACTTGTCGTCGCTAGTCTTTCTGCTAAACTTCCAAAGTTTCCTAGGTTATTTGATAATCGATTTCTCCCAACGTTACTCTCTCTAGTCATATTAGTAGAGCTGTCAGTGCTCGCAGATTTATTAACGCCGTTTACATAAAATTTTATAAGAGTATCTTCCTGTGTGCCTTGTCCATTGATAAAATTAGCAGTTCCTGTGCTATTGGTAATTATATATTGAACCCATTGCCTTGAATCTCCTCCATTTTGCTCTTCATTAAGCTTCACACTTCTAAAAGCATTTTCATCGGCATCTGTAGATGTTGAGCTAATTAAGTAACCTAAGTAATTAGCAGAAATTGTGCTTGTTTTTCCACCTCTTACTTTTCTTGTACGACTATTTGTTATTCCATTTGTAGTTGTATTATAATTTATGTTTAAGAATTGCATATTTGGCCAATTCTGATCATCTCTTGGTGTCGTACTTAATACTCCAGCTCCTACAGGGCTGTTCGAATTAACATTCACCCATCCCATAATTGTCCACTCTCCTGTGAAATGCCCAGTTAATCCTTCTTCCGTAGAATGAAATAATCCTGTGTGATCTGGGATTAAATCATTATTTTGGCTTGCAGCGCCAGATATTTGAACTCCACTGAAACCAGATTGGATGTTTTGCCCAGCTATAAAACTCACAAGGTCAATATCATTAAATCTTTTGCGGCAAGCCGATAGTTTTTTTGTGCAGCCATCTTTTTGCCAGTATGTAGGGTTGCCCTCTGGTGATTGTCCTACTATTGGGCTAGCTAGTGTTCCAGTTACACAAACAAAAACTGTTTTTAAAGGACTACCAGCTTCGTTAGTATTTGAGGTGGGTAAAAGAATTGTTGGGCTTTCAGTTACAACTATATCTCCTTTTATATATTCTCTTGTTGGATTCCATAATGCATTTGGATCATTGAAGAAATGCACTGGGGATGCAGCAGCACTAGGGTCAGCATTTTCGGCTGGTCTATATATGGGAATAACTGGCTCGCCATCTGCATCTAAAAATTTATCACCATTAGCTTTCTCTATAGGTATTCCAGCATACCTACATCCCTCCCCTCTATACTGCCAGTAGCAAAATTTAGATACTACATTCCTATTGTTTACTGAAAAATTTTCTAAATCTAATGGAGAAGTTAATTCGAACTCTGCAAAAATTTTTGATTCTTGAGTTTTCCGACCCATCAACCATGTTTCATCAGTGAGTTCTGCTTTAGGATCTGCTGAACCAAAAGGGTTCCCTCCTTCAAAGTTAGCATCATCTATAAATTTTACAGATACTCTTTTTCTAACTATTTTAGCATTTTTAAAATCTTTATAATTTTGTAGAAAATTAGTAATAATATTGTTTTGGTTAGCTACTCTTATTTTTGGTCTAGCTAATGTTCCATCTCCTAAAATATCAAATCCTTCTGTTTCTATTGCTAATGGCAAATATTCTATACCTTGCCAAACAATTGATTTCTCATAAACTGCTCCCCCGTGAAATCCTAAAAATAAAGTTGGTTTATTTATTCTATCTGGGAAAATTCTAAATAATTCTAATACGGCGGTTGGTTGTAGGTCTAAAAGACTACTCGCTACTTTGTTTTTTCCTTCTGCCGCCATATTTTAAATTACACTTTATTATTATATAATATAAAAAAGAAGTGAAAATTACACAGGTAAAAGACACCTCTGAAGTGTGGCCATATTTTTATGAGTTTTGTGTAAAATCAAAACCTTATGATTTTTGTTCTCTCAAATCAAAAACTTTAAGGGATAATAGAATAAGAAACGTATTTAAAGAATTTTCGTCTCACAGGGTTTATAAAGCTGAAAAAGAAAATCAGCCATTCGCTTTTGCATTTATTAAAGAAGAGCAAGTATGTTTAGATTTAGCTTTTATTTTTGGTATTTCTTCAAAAGCTGGCAACCTTGAGCTTGCATCCATAGGCCGTTTTATGATAAAAAAAGCTCTTAAATGCTCTGATAAAGCCTATATAAAAAGTGAAATCAGGCGTACTTTTAAAGTTGGCCCTTACAAGAAATGGATTGAAAAATACTACAAAAACGCTATCATCATCAATGATGAGAACAATACTGTAATTTTCTGCAACAAAAACATTATGACTATTAAATTCAAAGTAGTGGGAACAAATAAAGCGACTCAACATCTAGTTGGTAAGGAGGCTTTTCTTAAATCAACTCGGAAGGTTAAGCACGGCTTGCTAAGAGAAATAGCTATTGAGGAAAAAATTTACTTTTTAGACGAAAAAGGGGTTGACTTTCTTTCTGAATCTGTTCTTCTAAACGGACTTATCTCTGATAATGAAAACAATGTAGGGAATATTTCCCTGCAATTTATACCAAATAAATGAAATCGAAACCTATCCTTTACAGGGTATACACTAAGAAGGGCGAGTATCATCACGGCTACAGTGCAAAGCTAAAAGGTTCTCGCGATTGGGCTATTGACTGTGCTAAAGCCGTTAGAGGTATAGTAAAAGAAGTCTATGCTGACGATGATACAGAAAAGCTTATTTTTGATTACGGTAAAAAAGTAAAAAAATAATGCTCTCTATAATTAAATCTATTTTAAAATCTTTAGAATTATTTTTAAAGATAAAAAATAATAAATTTTACTACGATTTGCATAAAGAACATAAACAAACAGAAAATAAACTTATCAATGAAATTGAAA